GTTTTCCGTTTAGCGTGATTTTTACCGTTTCCTTGCGGTAGAGAAACGGCCAGCCTTCGTAGCGGTCGAGCGCCACTTCGTCGGAGGGACTGATTTCCCACACCAGCACAGGAACGCTGCCACCTTTGCAAGGCTCCACGGTTGCCACAGCGCCGGCGTGTGCCCCGCGAAAGAGCAGCTGCCAATCCTTCATCGCGCTCGACCCCACAACCCGCGCTGTCGGGCACCGTTCGGCCATCTGTGCGAGGTTCAGGTTGGAGCCGTAGGCTACATACAGTTTTCTATCCATCAAATCCATCCTTCTGCTTTCGTTTTGGCTCGGGCGATTCAGGCCGCCCGAAATCGCCATGCCGCCGAACCGTCGAGGTGGGCGGTCAGATGCTCGCGGCAGTTTGCAAATTCCTCGCCGATGAAGCCGATGCGGTTCAGGTAAGTCCTCATTGCGAATTTTTCGTTTTCGGTCTGCGGCTTTTTTGCACTGGCGCATTTTTGGGTGAGCGCCTGATGGTTGAGTGCAAGGGCGAGGACAATGTAGCTGCGGATTTTACCGGCGTGGAGGTCGCTGTTGAAGCCGCGCAGCTCCACCGTGTGGTTGCCGGTGAAAAAGCTGTGCAGATTTAAAAAATGGTAGCGGCTGTTGTGATAGTGCCGGTCGCGACTCTCACTGTAGCCTTCGTACCACATGTCCTCAAGCTGCCGCATCGTCTGAGGTCTGCGGCGGTTCATCTTTTCCACCAGCAGGGCGTCCATCTTTTTGCAGTAGGCCATGCGGTCAGGCTTAATCTGCAGGGCCTTGTAAAAAAGGTCGTTTTTGCTGGCAATGATGTTGATGAAGTTGCGAAGACTGCGCGGGGTGTGGTCGCTGCCATCGAGGTGAATGTGGATGCCGCAGGAGGAATTGGCAAAACCGCCCGCTTTGCGTAACCGCCGCACCAGTTCCTGCAGGGTATCGATATCCTCGCGGTAGGTGAGGATGGGGCTGACCAGCTCCACGCTGTAGCTCTTATCTGTTGAAACCATTCTGCCGCTTTCGCGCCGCTGGCAGTTGATGCTCGCGTCGCTCATGAACTTCCAGACCCTGTCGTCGGGTGCGATGACCTTTTTAGCGTCGTAGTAGTCGCATGCGTTTGTGACCGTGCCGCCGAGGTATTCGGCAGCAACCTTTGCCGCCTCGTTTCTTGTGATGCCTGTGAACTCAATTTCAATTCCAAATTTCGTTGTAAACATGGTGCTTTGCCCCTCTCAGAAGTGTATCTTTGCTTTTCACATGTATATATATCACTCTAAAGGGGCTTAATAGCAAGCGGATTCTTCAGCATAAAATACACAATCATTTGCCGGAGAATCCGTGTACATTACAGCTTTTTTATCTCATCCTCACCGAAAACCACGTTTAAACCGCTGCCGTTGTCCCATGCCACCATGATGCTGCCCGCGTCATCAACCCCGGTCACGGTGCCCTTCGCACCAATTGGCGGCGCTTGGACATCCTCCATGCGGAGAAGCTCCACACGGCAGCCGACCGGGTACTGCTTGCGGATACGCTCCACAGTTTCTCTCGAAGGAAAATTATTGCTCATCGTCAGTCACCTCGCTTTTCTGAGTTTTGAATGCTGAAGACCCTGTGAGGTTTTTCAGCAAGATTTTGCGCTCATCTTTGTACTCCTCACCGATGAAGCCCAGCCGGAGGAGAAAGCAACGGAAGGCATACTTGTCGTTATCGACCGCCTTGTCCTTGGCAGTGACGCGCTTCTGGCTTTTGGCGGCGGTCAGCAGGTGTGCGATGAACTTCGACGTTGCGTTAATGACCTCTGGCTCTGGAATGCTGTTGAACCATGGGAAGCAGATGCGTTCGTCGGTTACATCGATTTCGAGGCTGTTCGCGCCGAGGGCCCTTTTGATGAGAGATGCTTTGCTGTCCACCAGCTTGCGCAGGTTTTCCAGCGTGGCCTCACTGACGCCTTCACGCGGCAAGTCAATCGAAAGCCCATCAACCGGTTCCTCAACCCCGGCCTTGAAGCCTTTCTCACAGAGAGCCTCTATGAGCTGCTCGACCTCGTTGCTGTCGGCGCGGTCGTCAAAGGAAAGGACTCCGTTCTTGTCGATGGTGAAATAATCAACCTGGTAAGCGCAGGACGGAACACCGAGGTATTTTGCTTTGCATTTGGTGATTTCGCTGATGGCGGCGACCAGTTTTTTGCGGTCAGAGCCGGCTACATTGTAGTTTATTTTCATATTCAAAACCTCCTGTTGTTTTGGTATGTACATATATCACTCTAAAGGCACAATATAGCAATGCATTTCCAAGGAATATATGTACCAAATCGTGCAGGAGAAAATTGTGTTTTTTAATCGATTGTGGCGACTTCGTTATAAACGTAAGTCAGCCCGTCACGCTGCACAGAAACCTTGTCTGCTGAACCAACTTGTTCGATGTACCGCTTTACGATAACATCGCAGTATTTTTCATCCAGTTCGATAGTGAAGCAGATTCTGTCCGCCTGCTCGCAGGCAATCAGCGTACTGCCGGAGCCGCCGAAGGGGTCGAGCACGATACAGTTTGTCAGGCTGCTGTTCATAATGGGATATGCCAGCAGCGCAATCGGCTTCATGGTGGGATGGTCGGCATTTTTCTTTGGCTTTTCGAACTCCCAGATGGTCGTCTGCTTGCGGTCTGCGTACCAGTTGTGCTTGCCTTTTTTCTTCCAGCCGAAAAGGACAGGCTCATGCTGCCACTGATATGGGGAGCGCCCAAGTACCAGTGATGGTTTCTTCCAGATACAACAGCCGGAAAGCTGAAAGCCCGCGTCCGAGAAAGCTTTGCGGAAGTTCAGCCCTTCGGTGTCGGCGTGAAACACATATATGGAAGCGTCCTGCGCCATCGCCAATTCGGTGTTCGTAAACGCAGCAAATAGAAAATCGTAGAAAGCCTCATTGCCCATATTATCGTTTTTGATTTTTCCGGCACTGCCTTCGTAGTTCACATTATAAGGAGGGTCTGTCACCACAAGGTTTGCGAGTTTGCCGTCCATGAGAATGGTGAAGGTGTCTGCTTTTGTGCTGTCACCGCAGACCAGCCTGTGCCGACCGAGTATCCACACATCACCGGGTTTTGTGACGGTGGGCTTTTGCAGTTCCGCGTCCACATCAAAATCATCGTCGTGGATACCATCTTTCAGGGAATCCTTGAACAGATCATCAATCTCACCGGGGTCAAAACCCGTCAGCGACACATCGAAGTCCGCGCCTTGCAAATCCGCGATGAGCAGAGCCAGCTTGTCTTTGTCCCAATCACCGGATATTTTGTTAAGGGCGATGTTGAGCGCCTTTTCCTTTTCGGCGTCCATCTCGACTACCACGCACTCGACCTCGGTGATGCCCATATCAAGCAGCACTTTCAGACGCTGGTGGCCGCCGACAACATGAGCAGTGCTCTTATTCCATATAACTGGCTCAACATAACCGAACTCCTCAAGCGAGCGTTTCAGCTTTTCGTATTCCGGGTCGCCCGGCTTGAGGTCTTTGCGAGGATTGTAATCGGCGGGGAGGAGCCTATCAGTCTGAATCTTTTCTATCAGCATATTTTTCCGCCGCCTTCCTGATTCCTTTGTACATATCGTAATTCTCCCAAGGGAACAGACAGGAATTGAAGTATCCGTAGACCGCCGTATCCTCGTAGATGACATTACGAAGACGCAGCTTTTCAATGATTGCCGCCGGACGCAGGTTGAACACCGATAGCACAATGTCTCGGAGTTGCTCATCCGTGAGTGCGCTCGTGCCAAAGGCGTTTATATTAACCGCCACGGGATCAGCCTTGCCGATAGCATAAGAAAGAGCGACCTCGCATTTTTCTGCTAAGTCGCTCAATACGATATTTTTTGCGATGTACCGCGCCATGTATGCGCCGCTGCGGTCGACCTTGGTGGGGTCTTTACCGCTGAACGCACCTCCGCCGTGAAGAGCAAGTCCTCCGTAGGTGTCCACCATTATCTTTCTGCCCGTAAGTCCTGTATCGGCGGCGGGTCCACCCTCGACAAATCTTCCGGAGGGATTGATGAGAATTTCGGTGTCATCGTCAAAGGGAAAGTCCTCAAAGCACTGCCACAGAACATTTTGCTTAATGTCGGAGTAAAGTTGCTCCTGCGTTTTATCCTTGTCGTGCTGAATGGAGACCACGATGGTTTTCACACGTTTGGGCTTGCCGTCCTCATATTCAACCGTGACCTGCGCTTTGCCGTCTGGCAGAATGCCTTTCACAATTTTGTCTTTGCGGACGGTATCCACACGATTAACAATTCGGTGCGCCAGCACCAGCGGGAGTGGAAGCATCTCGCGGGTTTCATTGGTGGCGTAACCGTAGACAGTGCCTTGGTCACCCGCACCGATGGAGGCATAGCGTTCCTCACTGCCGCTTCGGGCTTCGAGGGCAGTAGTCACTCCGGCGCTGATGTCCTTGCTCTGTTTATGGACGAATACGAAAACTGTAAACTTCCACGGATTGTAGCCGACCTTGCGGAGGACTTCACGCACCTCCCAGCGGATGTCGACTTTGCCGTCGCAGGTGATCTCGCCCGCAACTATAATTTTGCCCTTGGTTGCCATAACCTCGCAGGCAACGCGGGAGGACTTGTCTTTGCGCAGACAGGCATCCAGAATATTATCAGCAATGAGGTCACAAAGCTTATCTGGATGCCCGGCGCATACGCTTTCTGCTGTTTTGTAAGTAGTCATATTATTTCCCTTTCCGCGCCGTGAGCAGGCGCTCCATCACATCATCCTGCGGATTGGCTCCGCTGTACTCACCGGTGCAGTTTTCCTTGACAATCTGAAAGATCTCATACCACAAGCGGCTGGTCTGGTTCATGTAGTTCTGGCCCATCGCCACATACGGGCTTTGGATTGCATTGCCCGTGGTGGGATGCTTTGCCAGAAAGCCGTATTCGGTGACCGCTTCCTCACACTGAATCCACCGTGCCACACTCATGGCGTAGCGTTCCAACAGTTGCGGTGAAACGAGAGCGGCACAGGCACGTTTATTCAGCCACTGCCAGGTGGATTTATAGATTTCACTCGCAACGAGTGCTTTGCCGTCCTTTTGCACCGCTTCGAGCATTTTGTTTGGTGCGGGCATTGCTTGACCTTTGAGGTCCGCAGTATCCGAAAACTCCATTATGGTCAGCTTTCTGCCGCCGAGATTGCCCTCTGCTATTTTGTCGGCGAGCGGCTTCTTTTTCGCGCCCGCACCGACACGAGCGCCGCCACGACTAGTACCATCCTTTGCCACATTGTTCACCTCATATACTTAATGGGGTTATTGCCCCGTTTGAAACTGCGTTTTTTAACACGAAGCCCCCCACCCGTTGCTCGGGGCCCCAAGTTTAGAGATTTGACTACCCCCACCTCCCTCCGCTCTGCGCAGTGATGCGCGAGTGACATGGTTTACAAAGAGCCATGAGGTTACTTGTTTCATTGCCTCCGCCTTGGGACAACGGAAGAATGTGGTGTACTTCCTCGGCGGGAGTCAGCTTGCCGTGCTTTCGGCACTGCTCGCAAAGGGGATGTGCCTTGATGTATCGGTCACGGATACGTTTCCAAGCTCTGCCATAACGTTTGCCGGAGGTAGGGTCACGTTCATATTGATTGTAGCGTTTACTGATTAATTTCTGATGCTCAGCGCAGTACTGCCCGCTGTTGGTAAGCCGACCACAGCCGGGATACGAGCAGGGACGCTTTGGTTTGTATGGCATGGGTTTACCTCCGTTCAGGGCAAAGCAAAAGCCACCGGGGATTTCTCCTCGATGGCTCGTACCTTTATCCTATTTGCCTATCATAATACTAACATAAGAACCTACTCTCATTCTATCTCATTTACTCTCATCCTTCGGAAACCGTGATTTTCTTGAGAGCATTATCATGTAAACGGAAGGTGTGCTGCAGGCTGTAGTTCATATCCACAGCAATCTGCTCCCACGACATAAAGCAAAGATAGCGTTTTTCAAGAAGCGTCTGATACTCCGTGTTATCCACGGCTTTGATGGCTCTGACCATATCGCGCTTCAAATCTACCAGCCTGTCGATGTCATTGTTTATTTCCGCTTGCAAATCAACGATTTTTGCTATTGCGTCTGCCATTGTGGAAGTACCGCAATTTGGATTGTGCGGCATACCAGTGAGGGTGGAGGTGCATTTTGTAGCCAGTTCATTCAGCGAGGCAACCTGCTCCAGTTTGCTGTTGATACGCTGGTCGAGCCGATACGCTTGTGCAAGGTATTCTTTTGCTGTCATGCCGACACCTCCTTGTTCAGACGGACGATTAGCATTTCGGGATTGAGATTGGTCAGAACGCTGAAATAATCAGAACAGAAAAACTGCTCGATACTCCTGCGCTCATACTGCGCCGAGCGGTTATGCGGATACAGCGACAGTGTACGCAGTACCTTGCGGTAATCCTTCACGGCCTGCACGATAATTGCATTTGCCAGATTTTCGTAGGGTGTGTTCATAATCTGTACCTCCGATATTTTTGTTTTTCTCGGATTGGCACGGATTGTCGTATGTTGTCGGAGATTGTCTTAGATTTTCAAGTCCGCTTTGACTGCATCAATTAAAGCGGACTGCGTTTTGTCTTTCTTTTTCAGCGCCACCATGATTTTTTCATCAATGGTGTCCTTGGCGATGAGGTGGTGAATAATCACGGTATCTGCCGTTTGTCCCTGCCGCCACAAGCGGGCATTGGTCTGCTGATACAGTTCCAAACTCCAAGTCAGACCGAACCATATCAGTGTTGAGCCGCCGGACTGCAAATTCAAACCGTGCCCGGCTGAAGCGGGGTGAACCAGCGCCACAGGCAATTCGCCGTTATTCCACCTCTTAATAGAATCGGCGGTATCCAGCTTATAAAACAGAATATGCCGTTTATGCAGACGATCCTCAATACGGGAGAGGTCATGCTTGAACCAGTAGGCGACCAGCACGGGCTTGCCGTTGGCAGCTTCAATCAAGTCCTCCAGTGCGTCCAGCTTTTGGTCATGAATGGCGATTACATTGTTGCCCTCGCCGTAAACAGCGCCGTTTGCCATCTGCGTCAGCTTATTTGACAGACCCACGGCATTGGCGGCATCGATGTCCTGACCGTCAAGACTGAGAATCAAATCGTCCTTCAGTGTCTGGTAGCATTCCATTTCTTTTTCAGAAAGCCGCACAGGGACTTCGTTTATCACGTATTCCGGCATTTTGAGGTAATCGGTGCTTTTCATGCTGATAGTGATATCTGACACAAGGCGGTATATCGCATCCTCGGCACCAGGCTTAGGCTTATAGCTGAACACAATCTGCTGGTTGCGCTTGTCCGGTACGAAATAATCGCTGCGGAAGTGAGTGATGAAGCGACCGAGGCGTTTGCCCATATCCAGTAGCCGGAACTCCGCCCATAAATCCATAAGACCGTTGCTGCTCGGCGTTCCCGTTAATCCGGTTATCCGTTTTACAAAAGGGCGGACTTTCATCAGACTGCGAAAGCGTTTTGCTTGATAGGATTTGAAGGACGAAAGCTCATCGATCACCACCATATCGTAGTCAAACGGCAAACCGCTCTTTTCTACAAGCCATTCGATGTTTTCGCGGTTGATGATGAAGATGTCGGCTTTTTGCAGCAGAGCCGCTTTCCGCTGTACCTCGGTGCCGACGGCAACGGAATAAATCAGCCCATGCAGATGTTCCCATTTTTCAAGCTCCGCAGGCCATGTATCCCGTGCCACTCGGAGCGGTGCTATGACAAGAACCTTGTGTATTTCGAAGCTGTCGAACAGCAGGTCGTATATTGCCGTAAGTGTAATGACACTCTTACCCAAGCCCATATCAAGCAGGATGGCAGACACTGGATGCTCAAGAATAAAGTTTGTCGCATAGTTCTGGTAATCATGTGCCTCGTATTTCATCAAGTATCCCTCCAATCTGCTCTATGCTGTCAATTACGAATACCGAAAAGCCTAACGCTTCCAGTTGCCGTTTTCTCTTTTCCTGCAGCGGTCGCAGCTTCTTGCCCGGCGCTTTTAGTTCAATAAATGCCAGCCTCCCATGAGGGAAAAGCACGATGCGGTCTGGCATACCGTCAAAGCCGGGACTTACAAACTTCGGTGCGATGCCTCCCATATTTTTTGCGGTGATGGATAATTTTCGTTCTATCTGTTTTTCTCGCATTTCTTTCTCCTAAACTTAAAACCTAAAAATCTCTATGCGCGCGAATATGTGTGATTTTCGGCTATATAGGGTAATATTTATTATTTTCTCAATACTTTACTTTTTTTAGGATATTGGGAACAGCACCTTTTAAGTTGCCGTGTGCTTGTCGCAAAAAGTCTTTACCTGTGCGGTTTTCGTCGCTTTGCGATTTTCTTTGAGTGCTGTTCCCAATATTCATCCCGACTTTATTTCGGGTTCGTTGGGTTCCATTTAGTCTGTTCCCAATCCATCCCGCTGTCCCAATATTTTTTTGGGATTGATTTTGGGATCATAAACATACTGCTGACCGTAGAGTGGAATGGGATCCTTTTTCGGTCGACGCACCCATTCGAGTTTTGCAAGTATGGCCATCAAATCGTTGGAATCGGCACGCTTGAGATTGGCGCGCTCCTTGCAGAAGCACTCGCACCAAATTTCCATGTTGCTGACG